CCTGGATCTGATTTCAGGCGTTGGGTGTGGATCACTATTGCACCGTTCGTGACATATAACGCTGATAACCCTCTCAGTCCTGATTTCTTCAATCCATCTGAATGGTATGTCATGGGGCGTACTGTTCACGCCAGCCGTATGTTGACAATGATTTCTCGCCAGGTGCCAGACATTCTCAAAGCGGCGTACAACTTCGGCGGCTTGTCGCTGAGTCAGATGGCAGAGCCATACGTGCAGAACTGGTTGAGAACACGTGACAGCGTTAGCGATCTGGTTCATTCGTTTGTGGTCCATGGGCTGAAGACGAACATGCAGAATGCCTTGTCTGGAATTGCAGACCCAAACCTGTTTATGCGTGCCGAGCTATTCAATAAGGTTCGCGACAATCGCGGAATGTTCCTTATTGATAAGGATGGAGAAGAATTCTTCCAGTTTGTGACAAGTCTGTCCGGAGTTGATGCTCTTCAGGCGCAAGCGCAGGAACAAATGGCATCGGTATCAAGCATTCCTCTGGTTAAGCTCCTTGGCATCACTCCTAACGGGCTAAACGCTTCATCTGATGGCGAAATCCGCGTCTTCTATGACTCAATACACGCCATGCAGGAGAATCTGTTCAGGGTGCCGCTGAAAACGGTGCTGGATGTTATCCAGTTGAATGAATTTGGCGATATTGACCCTGACATTGATTTTGAATTCCTGCCGCTGTACGAGCTTACAGAAGCAGAGAAAGCCGAGATCATGAAACATCAGTCTGAGGCTGATAAGAACTATGCCGAAGCTGGCGTGTTCGATCTTGATGCAATAAGAAGCATGCGCCAGTCGGATAAGGCCAGCCCATACCACATGATGGAATCTGAATATGACGAAGAAGAGTACGAAAACGAGTCCATCGAAGAAGGATTCGAAGACCCGGAAAACACTTCGTCCAGTCAGAGCTAACGCCGGAGTTCATGAGTGGTATCGCTCTGAGCTTCTTAAACTGGTTAGGGAGATGGATAAGTCATACCGATACTGGCTTGAGGGCGCATACAAAAACAACATGGCGATGGATTCCAGTCCTGCGAATGAGTTAAGGCGCAGATTATCCAGACTAGGCATGCAGTGGGAGCATAAATTCAATGAACTGGCTAAGAAACTGGCTGATCGCTTCGTTGATAAGACACTGCGCAACACCGACGTTTCGTTACACTCAGCGTTAAAGGCTGGCGGATTTACCGTTAAGTTCACAATGAATGACGAGCTTAAGAACGTGATGCAGGCTGTCGTTAACGAGAACGTCAACCTGATTAAATCCATACCTGAACACTATCACACACAGGTTGAGACGATAGTCATGCAGTCTGTCAGCCGTGGTCGTGACCTTGGCTATCTCACTGATGAACTGGTTAAGCGATATGGCATTACTCGCAGACGCGCTGAGACGATTGCACGCGACCAGAACAACAAAGCTACAGCGGTAATTCAGTCTGAACGGCAGAAGAAGTTAGGCATCACCAAAGGAATCTGGCGTCACTCACACGCCGGGAAGCAGCCAAGGCCGTCCCATGTGAAAGCTGACGGTAAAGAGTTCGACCTCGATAAAGGGCTGTATCTCGATGGTGAATGGGTGCTGCCTGGAGAGGCTATCAACTGCCGTTGTACGTGGTCTCCTGTTATCCCTGGGGTAGATAGAAAATGATTGAGGTTTTATGGTCTCTGGGCTTAGTGTTAATTTTTGGTTGCTTAATGATTGCACTACTGAAAATAGCTATGTCCAAGAGGAAATAATGGCCGCTACTGCGGCTTTTTTATTGCCTGCCGAAAGGTAAATGCATGCCATTACGCAAAGTTAAAGGCGACTGGCAATGGGGATATCACGGATTGGCATTCGACAAGGCAACGGTGCGCTCCTTTGATAAGGATGGGCGTTTGCATATCGAAGTGACGCCAATCAGTAAGGCTAACGTTTGCCCTTATTATGGACGTGAAATTCCTAATTACAGATCGCTAGGTTTACAGCCTGACAAAGTTTACTACCTGCTTCGCGACCCGAAAGAGTTAGCCAAAGCAGCATCTACATTCAACAACATCCCGCTCCTTAACGAACACATTCCGGTTACTGCTTCAGACCCTCAGAAGATGGCTGTGGTTGGTTCTACTGGTACTGATGCTGAGTTTGACGGGACTTATCTCAAGAACTCGCTTGTCGTCTGGGACGCAGATTCTATCGCTGGAATCGAGACAGACGAGAAGAAAGAACTTTCGTCGGCCTACAGATATGTAGCTGACATGACCCCCGGCGTGCATGAAGGCCAGCCATACGATGGTGTAATGCGCGATATCGTCGGGAACCACGTTGCTCTCGTAACAGAGGGAAGAGCCGGATCCGACGTTGTTGTCGGGGATTCAATACCAACAGGAATGAAATCAATGTCAGAACTTACTAAAAAGTTGATGGCAGTTATCACGCCGATGCTGGCCAGTGATGAGAAGCCAGAAGAAGTGGAAAAGAAAGTGCAAAAGGTTGTTGAAGACGAAGCCACTCAGGCTGAGAGAGATAATGAGTCAGAAGCAGAGCGTCTGAAACGTGAAGAGGATGAACTAAAAGAGCGTGAAGAACGTGAGCGAAAGGATCGCGATCGTGACCGCAAAGAAGCGGAAGACGAAGATGATGACGGCAAGGATAAAAAGACTGCCGAGGATGAAGACGATGATGAGAATAAAGCAGCTATGGATGCCGCATTAATTCGAAAAGCTGAAGAGAATGTGATGGGGCGTATCCGTCAAGCCAATGAGGCTCGAGAATGCGTTCGCGCTTTGGTTGGTGATGTGAGTCTGGTAGCTATGGATTCCGCAGAGTCTATTTATCGCTTTGCTCTTGATTCAATTGGTGCTGAACATAAAGGCGTTCATCCTTCAGCACTTAAATCGATGGTTGAATTTGCTATCAGCCAGAAAGCGGTAGTTCGCAAACCATCTCATGGTATGGGTATGGATGCTGCCGCAACCAATTCTTTCGCCAAGGCATTTCCTGGCGCAACTAAACTGAAACGGAGCTAAGAAATGAGTGGCTTTCAAAGTGTAATTAATCAGCAACAGGCGCCGGGAGTTGAGGGCGATTTCGCTTCGGCTAACCCTAAAGCAAGTCTTCTTGCAGGTGAGGGAGCTCTTGTTGCCGGTGCAAATGGGGTTGTTGTTGGTCGCTTTGCATGGGTAAGCAATGGTGTTGTCAATAACACTGGAACCGGTGCTCCTGCCGGTTTCGTTCATCGGGAAGGGCAGGCGTCTGTCACCACATGGCTTGGTGAGTCATCTATGACTATTCAGCCTGGAGTTCAGATGACATTGATGACTGCTGGTGACTACTGGGTGAAAACGGCCGGTGCGGCAACCGTAGGGCAGAAGATTTTCGCCAAACTGTCAGATGGAACTATTACCGCCGGCGATGCCGGGGCGTCAATCTCGGATTACGTTGAAACAAAATTTGTTGTTGGCAGTGCTGGCGAGGCTGGCGAGTTGATTCAGATGGGCACCTGGAGCTAATACATGAATAACGCAGAATTTTTACAACATAAAGCTATGGCTGAGCGAGATTACGGTGTAATCCTTCCGGAAGCCAAAGCCTATCTGACGGATGCTGTTGCTAATAGCTATTCCTATGCAATGGATTCTCAGCCTTCACTGGTAACAACCAGTAACTCTGGCATTCCATGGTACTTCACTAATTACGTTGACCCGGAACTGATTCGCATCCTTGTCACTCCGATGAAAGCGGTGGAAATTCTGGGGGAAACGAAGAAGGGAGACTGGACCACCATGACCGCACAATTCCCGGTTGTGGAATCAACAGGTCAGGTTTCCAGTTATGGTGACTACAACAATAATGGGCAGGTAAACGCTAACGTCAACTGGGTTGCTCGTGAGTCCTATCTGTACCAGACCATTACTCAGTGGGGTGAACTGGAGCTTGATCGTTACGGTGAAGGCCGCATTGCATGGGCTCAACAACTGAATACTGCTTCTGCGCTGACCCTGAATAAGTTTCAGAACAAGTCCTACTTCTTCGGCGTTGCTGGTCTGAAGAACTACGGCATTCTGAATGACCCTAACCTTCCGGCATCAATCACCCCGGGCGCAACGGGTACTGGCAGTGGAACTACTTGGGCAACTAAAGACGGTCAGGCGGTGTATGACGATATCCAGGCTCTTTACATGCAGTTAGTGAAGCAGACCAAGGGGTACGTTGAGCGAGACAGCAAGATGACGCTGGCGATGAGTCCAGAGTCAGAAGCAAATCTGACCAAGACCAACATGTACAACGTCAACGTGTCTGATCAGCTGAAGAAAAACTTCCCGAACCTGCGCGTTGTTACTGCTGTTGAGTACAAAACCGAATCCGGCGAACTGGTTCAGTTGATCGCCGACGATTTGGATGGTCAGGACACCGGCTACTGCGCATTTACCGAAAAAATGCGTGCGCATCCGGTTGTTGTTGACCTGTCCGCGTACAAACAAAAGAAAACCGGTGGCACCTGGGGCGCAATCATTCGCCAGCCGCTGGCATTTGCAAGCATGTTGGGAGTTTAATTCATGGCAGAAATGGTAAGCGTTGGCTGCAAATTGCCAAATGGCCTTCAGGTAACTCTGGATGGCAAAACAGTAATCCTGAACGGGGCGGCAACAACCGCCCTCCGTGGTCTTGATGGTGCAATTCCTGAGGGGGCTTTCGGAGTTACCATGGTCGAGAAAGACTTCATGGATAAGTTCATCGAGACCTATAAGGATGCCGCGTATATTCAGAACAATGCAATCTTCATTCAGAAAGATATTCGCAGTCTGAATGCGCAGGGTAAAGATCTGAAAGAATCAAAAACTGGCCTCGAAGGCCTTGACCCGGAAAATCCGGCTCCGGGCGTAAAAAAGGCTGACGAAAAATAGCGGGAGCAGCAAATGGGCGTCGTAATATTTGACCCCTCCGCATTTAAGCTACGCTATCCTGAATTCTCATCTGTCGACGACGCACTTCTTCAGCAGTATTTCACGCAAGCAACCATTTATCTCGATAACACAGACTCAGGTCGTGTGTCGGATTTGGCTGTACGCTCGATGCTGCTGAATATGCTGGTTGCCCATATCGTCTGTTTGTATTCAGGAGCGAATGGGCAGTCTCCATCCGGATTGGTTGGAAGAATCGACAGTGCTTCAGAGGGTTCGGTTAGCGTTCATGCCGATATGCCAGGGGGAACAGCAAATTCAGCATGGTACATGCAAACAAAGTACGGGGCTGATTACTGGAATGCTACGGCGCCGTTTCGCACCTTCCAGTATATAAGCGGGCATTCTCCATCAAATTACCCGAATGGGTATTACCGGAGGTACTGATGGATAAGGTGATGGATGCGCTGGATGAGGTTGAAAAGCAATTTTCCAACATTCAGCTAAAGGTTGGCTTCCTTGAGGGGGCTACTTACGGCGGTGTAATCCCGGTCCCCATGGTTGCCGCTACCAACGAGTTTGGGAATCCGGCTCATAATCAGCCTCCTCGACCTTTTTTTAGAAATGCAATCGCAGAGCATGAAGAAGAGTGGAAAGAGCAGACTGCTTTGCTAATTGAGCGTGGCGATGACATTGAAGAAGTATTTTCAATGCTGGGAACTATTATCGCCGCTGATATACAGCAGTCGATTCGCTCCCTTGATTCTCCGCCACTTTCACCAGTTACCATCGCAAGAAAGGGATTTGATAATCCGCTGATTGATACCAAAAACATGCTGGACAGCGTCAGCTATGAGGTGAGCGAAATTGAATCTCAGACAGATAGCCAATAACGCGATCACAAGCATTAACCCTAATATCCCGGCAATCCTGAAAAAGTATGCAGGCGAAACTATCGGCCCCGGTCGCAAGCCGATTCCGTCTTATCTCCCTGACCAGCACGTTACCATTCAACTACAGCCAATCAGTCGCGGCGACATGCAACACGTCGATGGACTGAATATTCAGGGGCTGGCAAAAGTGATTTACGTCAATGGTAATTACTTCAGTGTGCAGCGAGAACTGGAGCAGGGCGGAGATATCTTCGTGATTAACGGGGAACAATGGCTTGTTGTTGAGCCAATAGAGTTGTGGGATTCATGGTGCCGACTGATTGCTGTATTGCAGGTAAGCCCATGAATGATTTCACTGTCGATAATATTATCGATGTACTTGCTGGCTACATAGAACCTATCGCTGGTAAATGCCTGCAGGCTCAGGCTAACCGTGTACCAATGCCCAAGGATCAGTTCTGCATCCTGACCCCTTTGCGATTCACCAGACTATCCACGACGAGAGAGCTTAAGCAAGATACCGGCTCTCCGGACACAAGCGCCATGGGATATACGGAAGTCCGCCAGGCTGATATTCAGGTAGATATCTATGGTCAGGGGGCTGGGGATAGAGCTATTGCACTGGAAACAACATTCACCAGTGGATATGGCTACGACATCATCAAGGCTATTGATGCACGTCTTGCACCGCTTTACTCATCTCCTGTCATTCAGGCGCCGATGATCAACGCCGAGAGTCAGTGGCAGGAGCGTTACACGTTAACTCTTTCCCTGCAAGCACACATCACCGTGTCGTTCCAGCAGGACTATTTCGACAAAGCAGAAATTTCAACTGAACAGGTGGATAACCGCCCATGAGCACAATCCCTTTATCTGTAGATTTTAATATCACGCCCAATGTCGTTACGCCTGCCGGTTCTGCGGTTGATGCTAACGGCCTGATGTTGACCGATAACGAGCTTATCCCGGTTGGCGCGGTACAATCTTATTACTCCTCATCTGATGTATCAGCTTTGATGGGGAGTGAATCGAAAGAATTCCTCGCCGCACAACAGTATTTTAACGGCTACGAAAACTCATCCGTTATTCCTGGTGAACTGCTGATGTATCGTATTGTTACTTCACCAGTGGCTGGGTATCTTCTGTCCGGCAACCTGAAAGGTGTTGCCCTGGCAACACTGAAAGCGATTCCAGCAGGAACAATCACCCTTTCCATTGACGGTGAGTCGACTACCAGCACATCAATTGATTTGTCCACAGCCACAAGTTTTAGTGACATTGCGTCCAAGTTGCAGGTTGGAATTGGTGCAAGCAAGGTGGTGGTTGAATGGTTGCCAATCGCTAACCGATTCATCATTCGCTCTGCCACTACTGGCGCAGAGAGTGAAGTGTCTTATGCTTCTGCTGGCGCTCTGGCTACCGGGTTGTTACTGACGCAGGATTCCGCAGCGATTGTATCACCGGGTTCTGATGCGGTAACGCTGACAGACACGATGAACAACATCATCAACGTCAACCAGAACTGGATCCTGTTTAACTCGCTGGTCGAACTGACCGATGACCAGAAAACAGAATTGTGCGCATGGGCAAGCAGCAGTAAAAACCGGTTTGGATATGTTGTTCACGACACCACCTCAGCAGGAACGGTAGCAAATAATGCCAATTGCTTTGTGCAGAAAGTGGTTGTGGCAAATGGCTACGAGAACATTTTTCCGGTGTACGGAACATACCTGTATAGCGTTACAGCACTGGCATATGCTGCATCCGTGGATTTTGCACGCACCAATGGGCGTATCTCGTTCAAGTTCCGTGGATTTTCAGGGTTAGCACCCAACGTCAGAGATCTGGCGACCGCTCAGGCACTGAAGTCAAACGGTTACAACTTCTACGGATCATACAGCCTGAACAAAACAATGGCGCAGTACGCATCTGATGGTGCCATTACTGGAAAGTTTGTATGGCTGGACAGTTTTATTAATCAGGTATGGATTAATGCCAATCTGGTTAGTGCTTTTGCCAACCTGTTCACCAATAACCAGTCTTACCCGTTCAATGAGACAGGATACGGCGCAGTTTCTGCTGCTGTTATTGATGTTGCTGAACAGGCTCTCAATTTCGGGGCTATTCAGCGCGGCGTGAAACTTGATAATGCGCAAACCAGAATTGTGAATAACACAGTTGGAAAAGATATCTCATCGACGCTGTATTCACAGGGCTGGTTCCTGTACATCCCGACACAGTCAGGCTCTGCACGCATTGAGCGCGACCTGAAAGGTGTCATTTTTTATTATGTCGATGGGCAACTTATTCAGTCCATCACGATGTCCTCAACCGCGATTTTATAAGGGAATAAATCATGCCTATCGATATTACCTCGGCAAACAGTAAGCTGCGAATCGTCGTACCCGCTTACTACCCTGGCGGTTTTGATGTTGACGACTACGCAGCTGATAACATGTTTGAAACTGGTGCGTTACAGAACAAAGAAGACATGATGTCAGCGGACGGTAAATACCATGCTGGTTTTATCTTTAACCCGACAGAGTTCACCATCAACCTGATGCCCACATCCAATGCTGGCTCGCTGATTGATGACTGGTATGCAGCGGAGAGAACCGCAATTTCAGCGTTTCAGTGTAATGCGGTGCTTACAGTTCCGGCTCTCGGCGCGAAGTGGAATTTTGTGAACGGGGTTCTTTATACATGGACTCCAACCCCTCCGGGTCGGCGCGTACTGCAACCACGCCCGGCAGTATTTCACTTTGAGTCTGTAACACGGAGCACTATCTGATGGCACGTAAAGAAATCTCCTTTATCGTGGAAGACGATAATCGCGACAATGGGAAGGAGTTCATTATCACAGAGATGTCGGCATGGGATGCCGACGAACTGGCACAGGATTTATTCCGCTCCATGGGGGAATCGGGATTCTCTGGTATTCCTGCTGATGTGATTGCCATGGGGTGTGCTGGCCTTGCCACCCTTGGTCTGAATGTTATTTCTGCTGCATCGCCGGAAGTCGCCAGAAAACTTCGTGATCGCCTGATGTCAACTGTGCAAATTGTGATTACACACGAAGGCAGCAGACAGGTGCGAACCGTGAAGCCTGTCGACTTTGAAGAGGTATCAACCATTCGTCAGGTAATGGATAAGGTATTTAAAGTCAATTTTGATTTTTTAACGATCGCCGGAGAGTGAAGTACCCGTTCATGGAGGAGGAGACTCTTCCGGCAAAACTCGTTAGCCCCGTAAACGTCACACCATCAATGAACGCCATTATCTGTTCAGGAAAAGCCACTTATACCGATTTGCAGGAAAGGTTATCTGTTCGTGATATGTATAACCTTCTGGAAATTATCTCGGTGGAATCATTTAACAAGCGGGTCTGGAATAAACATCAGGAGCAGCGATGATTATCAATGAGTTGGCCTACAAGGTCACAATTAAGGCCGATGAATTCCTGAATGGAAAACGGAAAGTAAAGCAGGAAGCACAAGACCTTAAAAACGAAATAGAGAGATCTTCATCTGCGATAGAAAGGTCAACAACCTCCTCGATGTCCAAAACGGCTAAGGAGACCGACAAAGCTGCTGTTGCAATGAAAGGGTTGACTGCTTCATTTAATGGTTTTTTGGGGCTTTCGACACGCTTTGTGGCTGTTGGCGGTGTGTTGACTGCCGTAGCCATTGGCATTCATCGTGCATTTGAAAGTACTTCGGAGTCAATTGTAAGAGCCAGTAATATGGGGAGAATGCTTGGAACAAGCGCCAGTAACGTTCTTGGTACTCAGTATGGATTCTCCCGAATTGGTCAGAACGGCGGCGCGTTCCTTGGGGCACAGATGAGCGCCAGGATGGCGCTTGCCAATATAGAAGACCCAACAATTTTCGGCGGACTTACACCGGAGGCTCAGAATTTACTAACAACTGGAGCGAGAACAGGCATTGATATTAGTAAGCTTGGAGGTAAATCAGAAGATGCTCTGGCGGAATTTCAGAAATATGGGAAGAACCATAACGAGAAACAGTTAATGCAAGTGCTTTCTGCTTTTGGTTATGACCCTAATCTTGCCGGGGATATTAAAAGCGGAAAAGCTGTGCAGATGGTATCTGAGGAAGAAAAACGATGGCAGATGACCAAAGAGCAGGAAGAAGCACAGCGCAACATTCTTGCTACGACTAAAGCCCTTGACTCGCAATTTGCTCAGGTTAAACAAGAATTAATGGCTACATTTGGCCCTGAAGTGCTTAAAGCTGAACAGGAGTTTTTAGAGTGGCTGAAAAACAACAAGGGTGACATTGTTGGGTTCTTCAGGAACCTGAGTACAGGTATTGATGGTTTTGTTAAAGCCGTTGGTGGCGCTGGAAACGCATTGGGCATTCTTGCTGCCATGGCTCTTCTTAGCGGCAAGGGGTTAGGAAGCAAGCTGGGATTAATCGGTGCTGTTGGTATTTTTGGGCAGATGGTACAAGACCAGTATAAAGATGTTCCTGATGAGATGCGGCCATTCGCATTTCAGCAGCATTGGCTTGAAAGGCTCATTGGGCTGGATTATGACGATCCAAATAAAGAGATTCCTCCTAACAAAAATGGTGTCAACAGGCCTGACAGAAACAATAACCCATTAAATCTTAAAGCTACTGGAAACAGAAGAAGAGACAAAGACGGATTTGCTCAATACTTCGACCCAGAAGAGGGTTGGGAGGCCGCCAGGAATCAACTGACTCTATACTACAAAAGAGATAAGCTTGATACGTTGCAAGGAATAATAAGCAAGTGGGCACCATCCTCAGAAAACAACACAAAGGCGTATATTGACCAGGTTTCTAAGTCTATGGGCGTTGGTGCCAATGATAAGCTAAACCTCTCAGATCCAGAGGTTATGGCAAAACTTAGCGCCTATATGGCTAGGCATGAAGGTTATCCAGATTGGAAGCGGGGTCTTGATTATGGTAACCCAACGAAAAATAGCAATGCCGCTTACTACCAAACTCAGCAAAGATTGGCTAATGGATCTGCAAATCAATCCTATACCCAAAGCGTTGTTAACAATTACAACAGCCAGCACATAGGAGAGGTAAAGGTAATTGCCAAAACGGATCAATCCTCAAAACTAACCGAAGGATTTAAGGAGTTGAATCGCAGATCATCAGTAAATCAGGCATTTTCAAGTGCAGTGCCTTAGCAGATTTGCTATTGACTAATTTCCCGCATGAATGCAATTGTTTTTGCCATTTTCTCAGAGTGATCAATTGTCTCAACGAGAAATTTTCGCGCGGGAGATTGCTCATTCTCGCCTCGGAATGTGGCGTTAATGTTTTGCATTGCTGCATTTTTCCACATGCTTACTTCTTCTATGGATTGCGATAATGATGCTGAAGATGCAGCGTCAAAGCATATACCATACGATGAATCTCGTATATCTGACGGTGACTTGCCAATAGCACTAAGTTGATTTCCATACTTTTTTACCATGTCGTTAGCCATATCCTGACAAACTTCATCAATGCTTTTGCCCATGCCTGCAACATAAGGAGAAGCATCTTTTATTAAAGACATCATTTTTTCCTTATCTTTGTCGGATGCAGCATAAGCTGCGAGTGATAGAAGAACGGAAGAAAATATTGCTATTGTGAAAAATCTGGATTTCATTCTTTCCCCTTGTAACGTTTCCTATGTTTGTATCCGTTAACTTAAGCAAAAGCACGCAACACTCGGTTTTACGCAGGATACCAGATGATACTGTGTAGTTGGAGTAGTGCGGTTGCAATGCAAGCATTTTGCTTTTGTTTTATGCTTGCTTGTATGTGGGTACAGTGCATATAATGCAAGCATATATCACAGCAAAGGTGCTTGCATTATGACTGAAAAGAAAAGTGGTGAAGGGAAAGCTAAGGGCGGAATCGCTCGCGCAAAGTCGCTGACTAAAGAGCAGCGTTCTGAAATAGCAAAGAAAGCAGCGGCTGCAAGATGGAAGGATAAACCATTAATTGCTACGCATAAGGGATCGTTCCAGCATGAATTCGGGATTGATGTTGAGTGCTATGTGTTAAATGATGATAACAAAACTGCCGTTATTAGCCAGAGAGGCATGGGAGAAGCGATTGGTCTTGGCGAAGGTGGCAGCAGGTTGCCAAAGTTTATTCAGGGGAAAACTATTTCTCAGTATATCGGGCATGAATTAAGGGCAAAACTTGAAAATCCTCTTATTTTTCAATACAAACAGGTGGGCACGAACACACCAGCTAACCCTGTAATACATGGCTACGATGTAACAATCTTAATTGATTTATGTCGAGCAATCTCTAACGCTAAAGCTGAAGGTAAGTTGCTTTCTAGTCAGGAAGGGATTGCTAAGCAAGCCAGGATAATTATTGATGCATCAGCCAAGGCGGGAATTCAGGGGCTTGTTTATGCTTTGGCAGGGTATGACAGAACAAAAGAAGAAGTAATTCAAGCATATAAGCGATATGTTGCTGAAGAGGCTCGTGAGTATGAAAGAGAGTTCACCCCTGAACTTTATGAGCATTGGTATCGTCTGTATGGTATAGACAAACCAGTTAGAGGGCGACCGTGGGCGTTTAAATATCTTACGATAGATCACATTTACTACCCATTAGCCAGAAGTGAAGGAAAGGTATTTAATTTAGCAAAAACGTCAAAAGAAGAGAAAGGCAGCAAAAACGATAAAATACACCAGTTTTTATCAGAGGTTGGAGTTAAAGCTCTTAGAACCCAAATAGGTAAGGTTACTGGTATTGCAATGGTTTCTGATACTCGAGAAGAGTATGAGAAATACATAGATGAAAAGGTTATTGGACAAAGAACCATCGACTTAAAAGATAAAGAATAAGAAAAACCCACCGTCAGGTGGGTTTTTTGTTTAGCAGTTCTCTTAACTTTTCGTTTTGCTCTCTGAACTTTTCCTGTATTTCTTTTTGCATGGCGATAACCTGGGCTTGAAGTTGAACTAGCGCATCAACATTTAGCGGAACCGAGACGCTGTTGATTTTGTCTGCTATTTCCCCAAGAGTATTTTCTGCATTCAAGGCATCTTCCAGTATCTGCACAATCTCTGAGTTCATTGATCTGCCGTTACGTTTAGCTCGTTCAGCTATAGCATCTCGCATTCCGTCAGGAAAACGGAGGTTGAACTTGTCGTAGTCTTTTACTTGTTTTTCGGCCATTGCAAATCTCTCAAAAAAACCATGGTGCCATATTGCCATACGATTTCAATGGTGGCATTATGGCCTTCATGGCGTCACTTTGGCACCAAATAAAGGAGATTAGATAATGCAAGATACACTTTTCACTGAGCGCAAAAATATCAAACTCAACCTTCGCCTTCCATCACGGCTGAATGAAGACCTTCGCCGCCTGGCGGAAATGGACTGTATATCTCTGAACTCTGCAATTGTTCGTTTGCTGGCAAAAGGTGTTAGGGAAGAGGTGGCGAATGGTCGCTAAAAACAGCGAAGCCCCAATGGCTGCAACCATTGAGGCTTCTAAATTACCAGTTAACTACGAGAAAACTGATATGAATAGTATAGCAATTTTAGAAGCAGTGAACACCTCTTACGTACCCTTCAACGGTCAGCAAATTATCACCGCCATGGCTGCAGGAGTTGCATATGTTGCGATGAAGCCAATCGTTGAAAACCTCGGAATGAGCTGGGGTACTCAGCAACAAAAACTTATGAAACAACTAGATAAGTTCAACTGTATTCATATGAATATGGTTGCTGCTGATGGGAAGCTTCGTAAGCTACTCTGCCTTCCTTTGAAGAAGTTAAATGGATGGCTGTTCAGCATCAACCCTGAGAAAGTTCGTGCTGACATCCGCGATAAACTGATTCAGTACCAGGAAGAATGCTTTACTGTGCTGCATGACTACTGGACTAAAGGCCATGTGGTTAACCCGCGCAAAGCTAAAAAGGCGTTGCCGGGCAAAATCACCACTGAACAGCAGGAAGCCATTAAACAACTTGTCATGAGTCGCGGTCAGTCTCTGCCAAAAGAAAAACAGGCGAAGGCGATGATCACCATGTGGTCGTCACTGAAATCCCATTTTGGATGTTCGTACAAAGAAATCAGTGAGGAGCAGTTTACCGAAGCACTGTCACTTGCAGCTCGAGTTCCACTTGAAGGTGAGTTCATTAGCAAACAAGAGAAGAGCACCAACGAGCTTTCCGCAAAAGAAGCAAACAGCCTTGTATGGTTATGGGATTATGCCAACCGCTCACAGGCATTATTCCGCGAACTGTATCCGGCATTAAAACAAATTCAATCGAACTATTCCGGCAGATGCTACGACTACGGTCATGAGTTCTCGTATGTTATCGGAACGGCGAGAGACGTTTTAATCAACCACACACGAGATGTTGATATCAATGAGCCAGACGGACCAACAAATCTTTCTGCATGGATAAGGCTTAAGAATAAAGAATTACCGCCTTCTGTTCATCTGTATTAATGACGCATCTGGTGGTGAAAAAAAACCGCCAGTGTGCAGCTGGCGGCCTATGTCACACCCTTACTACCACATAAGGAATGCCTAATGACTTTTAAGAATGTAGCAAACATCGGATCCGTTGTCACGGATAAAACCATTGATAGCCAGTACCTGTTAGAGATGGTCAATCATGCTCGTAGACAGTGCGGGGAAAAAGAAGTCCGCAATAACGACTTTATTGCACGCATTAAGGATGAACTTGAAGGTGAGCACTACGAAATTTTCGTAGTTCAAAAATCAAACAAGACAACTTCTGAAAAAGTTGTTATGTCAATTAAGCAAGCCCTTCGAGTGGCTGCTCGTGAATCTAAAGCTGTTCGCCGCTCACTTGTAGACCAACTTGAAAGTATGCAAGAAGCGCACATTAAAAGCGGTAAATCGTCTAGTGGACTTGTTGAGTATCGCCAGGCGCGAACATTGAAAATGACGGTTGAAGCTGTTACCAATCTGTTCGATTTGATGCCAAATCTTGCGCCGGAAGCAAAGCAGACTGCGGCAGCAAGCATAATCAACCCGATCGTTGGTTTTAATGCAATACCTCTTCCAGCAATAGAAGAGCATTACTACTCAGCAGGGGAGGTTGCAGAGCAGCTTGGAGTAACGGCCAACAAGATTGGTCGCATTGCTAACGCAAACAACCTCAAAACTGAGCAGTACGGGAAGTTCTTCCTGGATAAATCTGCGCATTCCAGCAAACAGGTGGAAGCATTCCGCTACAATGCGGAAGGTGTTAAAGCACTACAACACCTGGTTCATGGGAGTAATGTTGCATAATGGCAAAGAAAAAATATGGCATTATGCCGCCAAGAATCAAAGGAAGAGCCAGGGTAAAAGGCGATGCTGGGAGATATCACATTCTTGGTGTTTTGTGGCATGAGAGAGCTTTAATTTTAAGCAGACCTCATGGGTACATTGAAAAGGTATCTATAGATAGAATTGAGATTCTTCCCCTTACTCCTGAAGAAGAAGAAACGTACGGACTTTTTGATAACTAGCCAATTCACTAAACCCAGCTTCGACTGGGTTTTTGTTTAATGGAGAGTAGATGAGCATAATCGATTTAAACACAGCAGACATATTCAATGCTATCGGTGGTGGCTCTCCGCTTTCGATCATCGACAGCGTTCTGCATCCCCAGTATGTGATTCGTGACAGGGAAACTGGCGAGGTTGCTCTTGAGTTCAGTGGTATGGCATCCGTACAGCCAAGCGGAAGGGCGCAAATAACAAATGCTCCGGTGGAGAAAGGGAAATACCAGTCCATCAACAAAGTTAAAGAACCAGCCAGAGTAAGATGCGCAATCATCGTAAATGGTCTTACTGGTTTTTCCGGCAATATCCCGAATATTTTCGATCTCACATTCACAAGCCAGAACAGCACGCTGAACACAATCAAAACGATGCTGTCCTCTGCAAAAACATACGATATTGAAACGCCAAAGGAAACTCTGGAGAGTTTCGACCTTGTTGACCACTATTACGAAGTTAACTCTCAAAAAGGGGTGACTCTTCTGACGGTTTATCTTGATTTTCAGGAGGTCATTCAGCAAATGGAGGTTATCCTCTCTGGATCTCAGTCAGAACAGAAGCCAACGGATAACAATAAGTCACAGGGAGATGTAGGAGTTGATCCGCAAATAACCAATGGCGGAGCCAGGGAATCTACTGTCGATGAGCTAAGTAAATCATGGTCATCACTGAAGTCATCTGTTGGCGACATCACTGGAAAAATCTCCGACACAATCAAGACTGAATTTCAGAGTGCTCTTGATACGGTGTCCAAACCAATACTCGAAGTTACAAACAGCGCAACAAAAAAAGCGGCAGATATTGCAAAAAATATAGTTAAGGCGAGCACATGATTACAGTATCTGTTCTTCCCAGCAAATCTCAGTCCATTTCGGTAAGTCTGGCTGGTCAGCAATGTAATATAAAACTTGTTCAGCGACAGAGTTTTATGTACATGGATTTAACTGTTAATGAAGTCCCAATTATGCAGGGCGTTCCATGCCTGTATGGGAATAAGATGGTAAGATATTCCTACCTTGGATTTAAGGGAGACCTTATTTTCATTGATAACGATGGGGAGTCGGACCCGCAATGGGAAGGCTTGGGTGGCCGTTACTTGCTGTATTACATTGAGGAAAACGAGCTTGTATAAAAATCACAGTCTTCGGTTTGACTTCACGAATGAATCATCAGCATTTGATAAAAATGGAAACAATAAAATCTCCATCAGAAATGTTAAGTCAACAGTATCCCTGAACTTTGTTACCGGTCGGGGAGGTGCTCAGGCTGATATATCTCTTTACGGCTTAGGAATTGAAAGACTTGCTGATATATCAGGGAAGGCTGATGGTATTGTTGGGGAAGGTCAGAAGTTAAATGTTGAGGTATTTGCTGATGATTCTCTTGTTTTCTCCGGCACGATGCTTTCATCAATAGCAAACATGAATTCTGCTCCTGAAAGCAGTTTGATGATAACAGCCTCTTCTAATGTTGATTTACAGAACATGCCAGCAAGTCCGTTTACAGCGCAGGGTGCGCAAAGTGTTGAAGATGTCATCTCATCCATTTGTGCAAGTGCAGGTTATGAGGCTGTGTTTAATAATGTAAAAGGGATGACAACATCAGGAAGTCCGCATTTTGAAGGAAGTGTTTTTGAACAACTTTATAGGGTCTGTTCAGATTATGGACTTGCGATGTCAGCCACGCCACCGACAAAAGTAGAGTTCTGGCCTTCAGAAAAAAACAGAGACGATGTAATTCCGTTTATATCCAGAGAATACGGACTTGTTGGATATCCTGTATTTTCAAATGGGGGACTGATGTTTCAGTCGCAATATTCATCTCTCCTTTGCATTGGAAGATATGTGGATATCAAAACAGAACTACCACATGCAAGCGGAAGGTATAAGTTAACCTCCGTTCGGCATGAATTATCATCATGGATGCCAAATGGTTCATGGCACTCAATATGTATTGCCGCCAGAACAGCGGAACAAAGAGCAGAGGCGCAACAGAATAATGGATAAGCAACTATTTACTCCAACGACTGCTCAGGTAAGTGAGGCTCAATCTCAGGAATATATTTTTGAGATGATGATGTCTGGATATTTCTTCATTGAGTTAGCGATAGTTCATGAAGTCAGGGGGGAAGCACCGGATTTAGTTGTTGACGCTCTTCCTTTACTAACCAGAACAGACCGTACAGGAAAAATGATTTCTAACTCGGTTTTATATGATATTCCTGTATGGCGGTTGCAGAGAGGCAACAGTGCTGTAATTATGGACCCTGTGGCAGGTGATATTGGTCTGATTGCTGTCTGCGACAAAGACACATCACTGGTAAGAAAAAATCGTAAAGAATCAGTACCTGGAAGCAAAAGGCGACACAGTAAATCTGATGCAATTTATCTTGGTGGGGTATTAAATATTGCACCTACTCAATTCATTGAATTTGCTGATGGTGCAATAAACATAACCACACCTAACCCACTAAATATTAAATGTTCATCGTTAAATATTGATGCTCCTAATGGGGTCAACATGAATACTCCTTTACTTAAAGTTAGCGGTGATATTCAGGATAACGCAAGTTCACAGTCATCTACTGTTAAAAATTTAAGGGACAACTATAACAATCACAAACATTCTGTTTCAGGAGTACAAAGTGGTGGGTCAACAATAAATTCCAATGCAACGGATAAACCGACATGACATACAGAACTATGCAACTGGACACTTCTACGTGGGACTTGACGCTTGACGGAAATGGCAATCTGGCGATCGCAGAAGAATCATATTCTGTTGCTCAGGATGTCGCCAGTGCGTGCCTGGTGTTTTCAGGAGAGTGTTATTACGACAATACACTTGGGATCCCATGGAAGGCAGAAGTTCTTGGCAGGCGACCATCTCCTGGTTTTATTGCTCAGAAAATGCAGGCTGAAGCACTCAAATTACCCGTCGTTGAGGATGCTCTGGCATCAGTTTTCTTTGACAAGAATACACGCACAACTCGCGGCACAATCCGCGTTACAGATATCAATGGTAATATTGCACAGGCCACCTTATGACGATATTAAATACGGCTGTTCCTGATGTAACCATCACTGAAAACGGTCTTTCAGTTCCCGACATAGCGGATGTGCTGGCGGGAAGACTTACAGACATGTCAACGGCTCTTGGCGGTGGTGCTAGTCAATCACTGAGTTCACCGCAAGGGCAGATCGCACAGTCTGACACTGAAATTATTGCTCAGGAATACGACAAACTTCTTTGTTTGTTTAATCAAATTAACCCTGACTTCTCAACTGGCAGATTCCAGGACGGGATTGGTCGGATTTACTTTATGGAGCGGATCGCTGCTCAGGGGACAGTTGTTACAGCAACATGCATTGGTCAGGTTGGAACAACAATACCAGCAGGGAGTACCGCTGTGGATACGAGCGGGTATATATATCAGTCAATTGATAATGCTGTAATACCCTCATCAGGCTCTGTTGATGTGCAGTTTGTCAACACAACAACCGGGCCGATTCCGTGTGCCGCCGGTTCACTGAACCAGATTTATCGAGCCGTTTCCGGGTGGGATGCTGTAAATAATATTAGCCCTGGAGTCGTTGGTGTTGATGTTGAATCACGTATCGCCTTTGAAACTCGCCGGAGACAATCAGTTGCCAGAAACAGTCGAAATCAGGACGCATCTACATTAGCAGCGTTACTTGCGACTGATGGTGTGCTTGATGCTTACGTATGGTCAAACAGAACTGCAGAAACAGTAAATAAAGGAACAACGAATTTCCCGATTCTTGCGCATTCTGTTTATATTTGTGTTTATGGCGGGGCTGATACGGATGTTGCCGAGTCAATATTCAATACTTATAACCCCGGCGCCAATATGAATGGTAATACAACGTTCACTGTTTACGATAACGTTAATTACATGCCGCCATATCCATCTTATGTAATGCAATGGCAAAAGGCATCACCTACGCGGGTTTACTTTAAGGTAAATGTCGATGCTTCACTAAATCCCCCAAGTGATATTACTAAACAAGGAAATGATTGTCACTGTGTTCAATGGAGGGTATGAGGGTATTGGAAAGTCACGAATTGGTTCGACGATAAATGCTGGTAAATACTATGCCCCTGTTATTTCAATATCTCCTGATACAGTTGGAATTTTGTCTCTTGAAGTTTCCATAGATGGTTCACTATACGGACCTGCTGTGACTATGGGCATAGACCAGGTTCCAACCATTCAGGAATCAGATATCACTGTTACATTATCGTAGGGGGAGCGGTATGTGGGAAGACACAATTCTTACCCAATACTCGGCAAGCAAAAAATTATTATCTATCATTGACACTTTTAATCAGGCGGTAAGCCTCGATGACTTCACAGATGAATTCATCAAAAAGGTATGGGATTTGACAACGTGTGAATCTTTTGGCCTTGATATGTGGGGGAAAATAGTAGGTATAAGCAGATACATTGTCGCTTCAATTGACAGTGACTCATTTGGGTTTAGTGAGGCTGACGATGGAGGCACTGATTATCCTTCACCATTTAATGATTCTCCTTTTTATGGTGGCGTGCAGGAAACAACAAATGTCAGGCTCGGGGATGACGCTTACAGAACATTAATACTCTGCAAGGCTTTTGCTAACATCAGTGTGGCAACCATTCCTGATATAAATAAATTTCTTAAAATACTTTTTTATCAACGAGGCAGAGCATATTGTGTCAATTACAGAGATATGACCATTGGTATAAATTTTGAGTTCTCACTTGCTCCCTACGAAGAATCGATTTTAACAAATTACGATGTGACTCCTGTACCAAGTGGAGTTCAGGTAAATATCAAACAAATTGTAAGCCCATACTTTGGTTTTGCTACAGATGCATATCCATTTAATGACGGCACATTTTATAGGAATTAAGCATGAATCGTTCTGACTCACCTAAAAAACAACCTAAGCCATTTGGAGTTAATGGACAGAGAGGGGCAATATTGCCAACCACCCCTGCAGGTGATAACTCAGCATCGTATGAACAGGGGTTTCCTCCAATAACAATGATCCTGAAATCTGCTGGCGGTTTGCCGCCAAAAGGCCAGGATATGAACCAAATTTTATACGAACTTTCTGCTCTGGGGAGATGGTCGAGCACCGGGGCGCTGAATACTTTTGATTCTGAATTTGCTTCGGAGATTTCTGGATATCCGTCAGGGGCGATGCTCATCTCGGACGATGGGGAAAGAATATTTATTAACACAACAGAAGGAAATCTATCTGATCCAAACAGCAATGGTGCCGGGTGGAAAGATGTTCTTTCATACCTTGGTTTGGGGGAAGGCTCTGCATTACCGGTTGGGGTGCCTGTTCCGTGGCCTTCAGCCACTCCTCCAACAGGCTGGCTGAAATGCAATGGTGCAGCTTTTTCTGCTGAAGAATACCCTGAACTGGCAAAAGTTTACCCGACAAATAAATTGCCTGATTTACGTGGTGAGTTTATTCGTGGCTGGGATGATGAACG